GAGAAACCTATACCTCCAATGATGCGCAAATTCCTGTACGGAACACTCATCATTGCAACTATGCTCCTGGTGACGGCTGGTTTTCAGTTTCTGTTTGCACTCGGCATCGCTATGCTCGTTGCTCCAGCAATAATGTGGTATATGCGGTTAGGCTCGAACCCATACGAAAAGGCCAAGACGGCATATTTCAGTCTGCCCGGATATGCACAGGTGCCTGTGGTATGACCGGCCCGAAGGGCCGAACGCTGACTGCCGTCGAGGACCCTAAAAGAACAACAGGACGGTGCTGAGAATCAGCAGGACGAGCAGAATACCCATGAGAGAGATGAACTGCTTGGGTGTGTTTGAATCCTGGAAAATCGCCTTGATGGTTTTAAACGGCGAGCCCGGGAGCTTGGTAGGGTCATCATCACTGACGGTTGCAGTCATCAGGTTGTTTCCGATTGTCAGTGGAGATTTCTGAATTGGTTTGTTCAGACGAGCAGAGAGCATCTGCATGGGCGTGACTACCGAGCCTGAACAGTCCACACCGCAGCACGCCTTGTCACATTCATAGACGTAACCATTCTCCAGGCGACCACAAATCTTTTTTAGTGGATTCATATCGCCGGACATGCACCGGCATCCTTCGCACGACATGGTACTGATATAGTCCAACTTTTTTGTGCGACCGTTTGCGTTAATATTTTTGAGCTACACTAGTACATGGAATACAGCCAGCCTATCAAGATTCCAGATGGTCGTTACTACCTGAAGGTGTCCAAGGGTGGTGAGCGGGTCTTCTACCAGCTGAACAAGTTGAAGCTGGTCGATGAGACTCTGCTCGCCTCCAAGAATTTATCATTCCAGCTGAATGAGATGAGCCAGTCGATCGTAGCCTCAGTCGAGCAGGATCTCATCAACCAGGCGGTGGCCAGCAAGCTGGAGTGGTTCGGCAAGGAGATTGCAGATGAGACTATCCAGAAGGCGTACCAGAGTGCCCTCGAGGGTACGATTTTCCAGGGACCACTGGCGACCGTAAAGGGTGACGTGGTGACTGTCGCATACGACACTCAGAAGAATGCAGTCGAGCTGGGATCAATCCAGAAAGATGCAACCCTGGATGTTCTGGTTGAACTCTCAGGCCTGTGGTTCCTGAAGAAATCGTTTGGTCCTATTTTCCGTATTGCCCAGATCCGAGTATCGTCAGCACCCGTCCAGAAGAAGACATTCCCGACCGAGTATCTGTTTGACGACGCTCCACAGGATGAGGCCGAGGAGGACTCTCCCGCAGATTATCTGGACTAAGTTTTTTTATAGATAACTATTAATAAATGGAGACCAAGCAACTGTTACTCGGGGCCCTCGTTGCACTGATTGTCTACGTCCTGTTTTTCCGCCAGCCCAGCTACTACAAGTTTAACGAGAATGATTTCTCGCGAACTGCCGGAAATGGACCAGCAGCAGCCGCTTTCTCGTCCATGGCTGACTTTGCCGGCGGCGAGTACAGCGGACAGGAGAAGCTGGGTGAGTTTTCTCCAGACAAGGTGCTGCAGGGCCAGAACTTCCTGGACCCCCGCAGCCAGATTGGCTACCCAGAGACGATCGGCGGCAACCTGCGCAACGCCAACCGTCAGGAGCGCAGCGAACCCCCCAACCCTCGCACGGCTGTTTCCATCTTTAATCAGTCCACCATTCCCCCAGACGTGATGCGCCCATCTTTCGAGATTGGCGCAGGTGAGTATTAATAAAGGTAAAAATCTCTTTCTATTCAGTAAATGGCAGACGACGTGAAGACTGCCATGTCTGAGTGGATCGAACTCAAAAAGAACTTGGCGGAAGCCCGCAAGGACCTTTCCACGCTCAACAAGCGTGAAAAGGAACTTCGTAAATACATTCAGGTGTTTATGGTTGAAAAAGAGATTGATGCCGTCAAGGTGAACGAGGAGAAGGTGTCTATCAAGACGTCCAGAAAGGCGGGCTCGCTGACGAAGGATTCACTTCGGTCCGGTTTGCTCAAGTTTTTCGAGAATGATGTCGTCCGTACAGACGCTTGCTATGTGACAGTCATGGAGTCTCTTCCCAAGAAAGAGTCCAAGACGCTGTCTCTGACGATACCCAAGGCGAAGAAGTAGGCGGCTTCGCCACCTAGTAGCAGGGCAGTCAGCTGGGTGGCGTAGCCGCCCTACTGAATTTAAGGGGCTTAGGGACAGGCGGCCCTAGTATATTAGATGAAGTGAGATGGGTCTCCACAACGAGTACAGTTACGACGCATTCGCAGGCGACGATGCCCACGAGGATCAGGAGGAGGATGAGACTCCAGAGCCTCTTCACCCACAGGATTGGGAGGATTGGCACTCTGAACACCTTTTGAACCTCTGGATGGGTATGAGGGCCTACCTCGAAGACAATGGTCTTCAGAACACATGGCTTCGGCGTGCAAGCTTCAACACCTTTTGTCAGTTTGTTCGTGACTTTTCTTGAGTAATAGTATAAATGCTTGTCGATATTACAAGCCCAAAAGTTTTGCCGGCCGCATTCATATTTTCAATGTATTCTATGGGTATCCCACCCAATCAATCGGTGATTGTCAAGATGCTGCTCATGTCGATCATTCTTACGGTTGTTTACAAGTTTCTTCTGCGTGTGACGTACACTCCGGCTGACTTGATTGTGCCCGCTCTTCTGTTTGCAGTTTTAGCACCAGGTCATTTATTTACAATCCCAAGAGGTGAGCTCCCCGGCTCGTATACGGCAACAGTTGTGCATACCATGATCTTTGCCGGTATTTTCGCGTCCCTGCGCACGTATTTTCCTCAGTTTTACTGACAGATGAAACACCTCGCCATCGGTCCCGGTGTTCTCGGATATTTCGCACTCGTCGGAGTGCTAAAAAAAATGACCGACACCAAACAGCTCGATAACCTTGAAGAGATTTCAGGTTCGTCAGCCGGGGCGTTGGCCGCCTTTATGTACATTGCTGCACGAGGGAATTTTGAACGACTTTTAGATGTTTCGCTCAACATTCCAATCAGTAAATTAGCAAAACCCGATCTCAAAACGTTGGTCCGAAGTTATGGACTTGTACCGGCCGAACGTGTAAAGGGTATTTTTTCAGCCGCTCTCAAGAAACTCATGCCCAAAAAGGAGGATGTGACGTTCGAAGAGCTGTATCACTACTTTCCACTCAAGCTTCACATAGCCGCCTTCTGCCTCGACCTCTCAACGACCGTCTACTTTTCGCTCGATACACATCCAAAGATGAGTGTCATAGACGCTCTCTACGCCTCGATCGCCGTCCCTTTCCTGTTCGAGTCGCTCGTATATAAAGACTGGAGATATATTGACGGTGCATTCATGGAGGCGACACCGTGTGCACCATTCCTAAATAAAGAAGATGTACTGGCTGTACATCTTATTTACAAGAACCAAAGTCAGTTTGATGACCTTCGCGGATATGTGAGTATGATTCTGAGTGCAGTCCTAAAGAATAGATTTCGGTATACAGAAATTAAACATATGAATATAGACATTGGTGATTCGCCTGTTTTTAATTTCAATTTATGTAACGAGGACAAGATTAGGATGTACACGCTTGGGTACGAGCTCGCCACACTGGTTTCATAAACAGTCTCGACCGGCCCAGGTCAATCTTGAACTTGTCTGTACTGAAAGCCTTGCAGATGACAAACATGAGGTCGAGGGCGTCAGCGACGCTGGTGTGCGTCTGCTCGTAGTCATTCCCGTAAATGTTTCGGGCATACGATTCGAGACGCGTATCCGGCTGAGTCGCCGCAACCTCCTTGTCAAACTTGGGACACTGGGTTGTAAGCAGTCGCTGAGTACAAATCAGAGTGAGCTTATCCCAACCGGACAAGTAGCACCCCACCTCCGGCCGGTACAAAAAGTCCTTCTTGAACAACTTCTTTTCGCCCAGAACTTCTGCAGACTCGAACAGGATCCGGAGGTCGTTGTCCAAAGAGTGAGACATGAAAATCCCATCAGTGTTTTGATTGACAAACTTGATCAAAAGTCTGACGGCCGTCCGAAGGTCCGGTACGGCATACTTTTCAAAATTATACTGGTCGGCCAGCTCACTCGTACGCCGAAGTTTGTTTTGGATATTCTCACTGAGCTCGATCGCCGGATGCTTGAGTGCACTCTGGACAAGGATATCGATCCGAGGACCACCAGAGACAACCGTCGAGTTGATATACTGCGGACTTTTGCCACGACCTTGGGACGTCCATAACTTTTGGTGCTCGAGCGTCCCCGTCACGACCGAGATGTTGTGAACCAACGACTTGCCATTGGCGAGACGGACCGATTCAAAGTCGGCGCAGGCAATCTTCATACCAGATAGGCCTCTAACTTTTTTATATGGGTATAGTAAATGCCCTATATCCGCAAAGCACACGACCGTATCGTCGGTGGTCGCGTCGTCCGCGTCAAGGCGGCCCGCACCAACAAGCCTTACACTGGCCCAAAGATTGGACCCCTGGCCAAGGGTACGCTCAGCAAGTTTGGCTACAAGGCGTCCACGTCCGATCGCGTCCGCCGTGCAGCTCTGGTCAAGGCGATCGCCGCCTATGGCCCTCTGGTCGTCTTCCGCAAGCTCGGTGCCATCATGGTCTTACAGAAACGCCGCAGTCCAACTCTGTCCAATATCTATCGGGCAAATCGTGATTTCGTCGGACGTAAAGCGGGATACGGAAAGAAATAGATATAGATAGCCACTTGTTTATAGTCTTTGTACATGTCGTCAGACAGATGGACGATGACGTCCTTTTAAAATTACTTAAATATCCTATTAAAAAATACAACCCTGTATCCATATATGAATGATATAAAAAATATTGCTCACCGTGTTTATTTAAAGCTCGGCTATGGCTATTCAGAGTCGGTCTATCACAATGCCATGGAGGTGGAGCTGCGCGCCCATGGCATTCCGTACGAGACTGAAAGAATCATTCCTATCGAGTACGAAGGTCACGTCATCGGCAACCTTCGGGCCGATCTCATCATCGACAAAAAGATGATTGTCGAACTCAAGTCGACCCGCAACCTCAACGATGCTGCTAGGGTCCAAGCCCAGCAGTACATGAAACTGCTGGGCTTGCCAGAGGCTATCCTAATCAATTTCGGCTTAGAACTACAGGTTGAAGAACTGGTTGCTACTGCAAGATCTGCACAAGGTGTTCGGTCATCCACACCTCCGATGAATACATGACGTGAAATCCACACTTGTCATAAACTTCAACTTGTTGGTCTCCCGAAAAAATGTAGAGACCATCATCTATGGTCAAGTCTACATTTTTGCGAATGACGTAATAATCTATAGGGTAAAAGTTTAAGAGTACTTTCCGACGAGGATCATAAAGCATCCCGGTCTTCATCGGAAAAGCATACACTGGAAGTCTTTTCGGCTCGAGTCGAAAAGCTATTCGAGTATCAATATCACTCATGTAAAGAATCCGTCTCGTCAGATTCTGATTCATTAGTTTTGTTGAGAGACTCTTCTATAAGTGCAGCAAATCTTGCAACCGGAACGTCATCCTGCATAATTCCATGCATAGAGTAAACCTTTCCGAGCCGAGTCAGCGTCCCGTCATCGTTGAACAGAGCGCTCGTTCCCATATTCACATCGGACGTTGTGCGAGTCTTCCAGCAGTAGCGTTCGACATATGGGAGATCGTCGAGAGCCGGTAGAATATCCTCCATGAAATCAATCACCTGACTTTCTGAATACTTGCTCTGCGTCGTGGCCGACCAGTCTGCGACGGCAAACTCGGTAATCCAGATTGGCTTTTTGTACTGATCGTACAAGTCGTGCAAAAGACTGAGCAGAGTGTGAGGGTTGGCGGAGCCATACCAATGAACACACATAAAGTCGACACTGTCCGAGCACGACACCATAAACTCCTTCTGCCAACCACCCTTTACTGGATTTGATGCGGTGGCTGGACTTCCGAGTCTCTTGCCGGTCGCCTTGAACTGAGGCCAGTATTTGACTGCCGTAGGCACATCCGTATTCGACTGGTCGGTCCGGTCAGGCTCGTTGAAGCCGAGCACCACGTCACTCTTGACACTCGGAAGCTGGGCCAGCGACTTTGAACTCCAGATCATAGGAACAAATGGAAGGTTGACACCCGGGATCTGAGACAGGCTCCAGGTATAGTACCAGTCTGGATTCATCGAGTTTATTTTGGCAGCCGCCGTAGCATCTCTCCACGTGTACACAAATCCCTTCTTGGTCATTTGTGTTGGTCAGAGATTTTTTAAACTGTTTTTATCCACTCCCACTGGAGTTCTTTGCAGATGGATTTCCACATCTGATCCTGCTTGTACAGTTTCTCTTTGGATTTCAAAAGTTGGAAGCATGGCAGGTAGTCATCCTCGCCGAGCAGTTCGCACATCTTGTAAAGTGTGTACGCGTAGCTCAAAAAGTTTTTACGGTCGGCCGGCTTGTTCTTTTCCCAAGCAGCCTCGATGTGCTTGAACATGATTCGGAGCTTGTCCTCGAGCGCCTGCGGCATTGTCGGGGGCTGTATTCCATTCAAAATTGTAGTAATGTACGGAACGTGTTCATAGTATTTACTCAGTCCTAGTTTTTTCAAAAACTCTTTGACTCGTGCGTGAGTAATCTCAGAAACATCCTTAATCTTTTGTTTTCTGAATTCGTTTCTAAGTTTTTCTATTACATCACTCGGTACATTAGTGGATTCTTTCGCTTGGAACTGCGCGATCCATTCATTGAAATGATTCTCTCTTCGATAACTGTAAACTATAGTCTTTTCGATATCCTGCTCCTCTCTA